TTTAACAGCCCATTGAATATATCCATAACCGTTTCACGGATAGGAATAACCACGTTCTTTTCGAAAATGATATAAGCCTGTTTGATGTCTGAACCGTTACCCAAACTTCCGCTTGTTCTAACACCTAAAAGGATAGGGTCTATTGTGTGCGAAAAACAAATCTGTTCTGTGATTAATTCAGATGCCTCTTTAAATAAAGTGTCGTTGTCAGAACTTGGAACATTCACTAATTCAGGAAGCTGCTCTTTGTTATTAGCAAAAAACGCTACGGCTTTTCCTGCGTTTTCAGCACCTTTTAATTTGTTGACCGTGTTTCTAATTAAGTCCATTTCCTCTTGACCTTGTGGCTTCTTAGGAAACATCATAGCAAAAGACGGAAATACACTATTTAGAATGTGAGATTTCTGTAAGTAAGAAAGTTCACCAGATACAAAAGCAAAGTTTAACGCACTTGTGTACTGTGGTAAAGGGTAAATATCTTGCCCTGTTGAATCGTCTTCGTATATATACATGAAATACCCGTCTTTGCACTCAGGGTGATAAGGGGTGAATTCTTGGATCGTATTAGTGTATTGCCAATCGTAGTTAACAAAGTATTTAGACTTGTCTTTGTTCGTTCTTACCTTTTCTGCACCAACGTATTTAACTGACGTTAGAACGCCTTTCTTCATACACAGGATAAAGTACACCCTCCCGTGTATAATTAAGTCCTTAGTAACCTTCTTAAGTGTCTTTTTAATAGACATCTTTTTACCAAAGGCGTAAAGGTTTACTTTATCTTTAGCACTTAGTTTAGATTCGTCGAACGTATATCCACCGCCAATAGTAGCGTTAGTTTTAAAGTCAACTATTGCGCCATGTAACGGTGAAGAATAATACATCTGTACCAACGTCTGCGGGTACAAGTTATTGCCTCCAAACGGAACGTAGCCGTTAGTTTGGTAACGTGAATCAACGAACGGAAGAGAAAGGTTATCACCGCCTACTTTTAAAAATGGCGTAGAAAAAGATTGATAACCAACCTCTTCAACTTGCAGTTTCTCTTCTTGCTTAAATTTACCGAATAAACCCATTAATCATAAATTGTTGAACCTGTACCTTCTACAACCATTCGCCCTTCCTCTATTTTATCTAATCCCGTTTCGTCCACAGGATTAATCACGGGGCTTTCGTAAACTTCGTATCTGTACTGACCGATGTTAAAAGTAGCATCTACACCTTCGTTTAATTCGAAAATATTAGCCCTTTGCGGATAAGCTGAAATGTCAATACCGATAAAATAAACAGGCGTTAAAGTTTCATTCATCTCCCACACGAACTTAAATAAATAAGTAGGGTTGCTTATGGTTGTTGATTCCGTAAGCGTTAAAGCGAAAGTGTTTAAATCTCCTTTGGTAATGTAGATCATACTAACTAATATTGGACGTTTTTCGTAATATGTTTAAATAAAAAAGGGTAACCAATCTGGCTACCCTCTTAAACGTTATGAAAGGAAATTAAGAAATAGGAGTGGTAAGACCTGCAATAATTGAAGAATCTACTTCGTAAGCAAGATTTTCATTTTCCGCCACGAATGTGATAGCGTACTTAGAGCCGTCAGCCTTTGCCTGTCCAGAACCTTCAGCAACTGCCGTTAGTTGTGCGTTTGGAAAATACCAATACTTCCCGTTAGCGTCACCAACAACCAAAGCTAAATCACGCTGTCCTTCACCAAGGATTTTAATAGCCTTAGACTTTGCGGCCTCTCTGCGGTGGAACATCAGGTTGATAGTCTGCGTGTAGAAAGTAGAACCATTAACAAGGTCTATCGCTGCCTCTTCTGTAAAACTTCCTGTATTACGTCTGAACTCAAAAGCTACGAACTCATCGACAAGCGTACCGAAAGAAGTCACCTCCCAGTTTGCCAAGTCAATAGTCAGAGTACCCAAGTTATCCATATCATTGATAAGGATAGAAGTGATTCCCCCGATGTTGTTGTCGCATCCTTTTGTAATTGTTGCTAATGTAGTACAAGCCATCTGTTAGAATTTAAATTAGGGCAGAGCCGAAACCCTGCCCGTTTGAGTTAATTAATTAGGATGCAACGCAAGACCCCCAGAATACAATCTGCGTAGGGTTGGTAATGTAGAAACCAACTTTGAAGTCAGCTCTAGCACCAATCTTACGGTCAAGTGTAGTCTTAGAGAAGTCAACGATTTGCAGTGAATCAATATCGTTTTCAGCATCCAAAGCGTAAACGAAATTGTTAGCGTCTGACAACAAGATAGTGTTAGACGGAAGACCGTACTCTACTACGATTGGAATGTCCAAGAACGTAAGGTTAAGCGCAGCAGTAGTGTAGTTGATAGTGTTCGCTGAAGCTGTAGCAATACGATATGCAGCCGCTACGTTAGGAGATACTTTGAACTGCATTCCTGAAGCGTTCGTAAGCATTTCGTCCGTAGCTAGTCCAAGAACATCACCAAGGTCACCAACAACAGTAGATGCTGTTACAGAACCACCCGCAGCACGGATAACACCTTCAAGACCGCAAAGTCTTTTCAACCACCCGTCACACTTAGAAAGGATAGGGTCTTCTGAAAGTGTGTCACCTTGCCACATGATCTTAGCAAGTTCTTCGTGAGCCTTAGAAGACATTTGCTCCCAGAAGTAAGTCATAAAAGATGCTACTGTGAAATCACCGTTAGACCCTCTTGACATTTGGTCAGCCAACCAAGACTGCTCTAACTGGTACTGACATACAGAAGCCTGAACAGAAAGCGGACAAACGTCGATTTCGATAGCTGAAACCGTCGCATCTGTTGGAAGGAAGTCGCAGTCAGCCTCCTGAATAAGTTGGTCGAAGATTACGTTAGCAATCTTAGTTTTGTTTTTTACTGATGGAAGAACACGGAAGTTTCCTGCTGCGCTTTCCATACCGTAAAGACGTGCGTAGAACTCTACGGGGTTTGCCTGAAGTAGCGCAGAACTGTCTACAGTCAAGTCAAATTTGTACTTTTTAGCCATTGTTTTTTAGAAAATTATATACGTTATTAAACTTTTGATGAGCCGACAATTCAACTTCGACTTCTTCGGTTGGCCCAACCTCTTCCGATTCAGTCATTTCATTTTTAAGGTCTGCGATTACTTGCAATACTTCAGCAATCTTTTCTTCCAAAACAGGCATAACAACAGCAAGAATTGCTTCAGCATCCGCAGCAGGGTCAACCGCAGCCTCAACCTCTACTGCCTCTTCAGCCAATACGACCTCTTCAGTAGACATTTCTTCCTCTTTAACTTCTGTTTCTTCGGAAGCCATTTCTGTTTCCGCTTCCATCGCAACCTCCTGCTCCTTTACTTCGATAATCTCTCCGTCTTTTACGACATAGATTTTACCTTCGATCAGGTGTTCACCGTCTGGTAGTTGCATATTTGATTGTATTTGATTACTTAGTTTAAGACCTAAAAAGCCTTCGATACTAAACCCTACTTGACCGCTTTCGACTAACTTATTATAGTAGTCTGTGTCCGTGATTTGGGCAGTTACCATAAGCGTCCCTTTTGGAACATCAATACCGAAAGTATTTTTAGACTTATCCCCTTCAGGATTTGCCACGAGCCAAGCCTCAAGAATGTAAGCGGGAACAGTTACGTTACCGTCGTGTTCAAGGTTAAACAAGTTTTGGTTGTTTAGTTTGAACATGAAGTCCTTGAAAATATTATCTATTTCCTGTTCCGTGAACTCCACGTAATACTCGCCCATCTCATCGTCCCTTCTGTAGATTTCCATAGGGATCATTGCGGGTGCAGTAATGCGATATTTTTTTTCGTCGGCAAAGTGCATCTTTGTTTCAGAAGTAAACGCAACGCCTTTAACCAACACGGCAGGGTTAGCCGTGAATGCAATTTGGTCAATACCTAACGGTTCTTGTCCGTCATTGTATTCCTCGTCTATTGTAATTTTGTAGGTTGGCAAATCCTCCATTACTTAAGATTGGATAAATAAGAAATTTTGTTTAATTTTTAAACAACTTTTTCTATCTTTGACGAAAATCTAATCAGTATGGTAAACATTAAAGGACACGAAATCCCAAACCTTGCAAATGAACTGACCGTTGAACAGTTCGATTATCTTAACTCACTATCCCGTAACAATCAATTAGACAACATTGACAAATGGGTAAACAAATTTGTTTACTTAGGAGTGCCTGAAGAGGTGTTTGAAGATATGTATTTGGATGAACTAAAAGAGTATATCCGTCTTTTCAATGATTCGGAGTTGACTTTAGAAAAGGTAACCGAAATACAAGTAGACGGTTATACTTATGTAGCACCTGAACGAATCGGAGTTAAGGACTTGGGGCTAATTGAAAAGGCTTGGAAACTAAATATAGACACTTTCGGCTCTGAGGCTATGGCTATTTTGTTTAAGCGTAGTGATCTAACAAAAAAGGAACACTATACCAACGCACACTTGAAACATAAACAGAAAATATTTAAAGGACTTAAGTCAGATATTGCCGTGCCTTACGTTTACGAGATACTTAAAGAACTAAACAACACAGCCGAAAGACTAAACAATGAATCTCAAACTACCGAAGAACTGGACGGAAGTAACGGTTGAGCAATTCGTTGAGTTGCGGAGTTTAAAGGAAGAGGACTTCGGTTCTCTTTTTTTATACAACCTAGAATTAATTGCAATCCTTTCCGACACAGACGCAGACGAATTAGAAGACCTAACGGCAGACGAACTTAACGACTTTATCACACAGATTAAGTGGATAGGGCGAGAACCTAATGGACGTATTAAAGTTGACGGGTTAATTAAGAAAGCACTAACTGAATTAACGCTTGGTGAGTTTATAGACCTTGAAACATTCTTTGCTGACAACTATGTAACCAATCTAACTAAAATCTGTGGGGTGTTGTTTAGGAGATTTAAAGAAGATGAATTTAGCAACCGTGTTTTAGAGCCTTACAAGTTTAACCCGTCAGAACGTGAACACTTATTTACTGATTTGCCTGTCACGAATATTTATGGAATTGT